TCTAATTCAGTAGCTAAGTTTTGTAAACTATCATATTTTTCTTTTAAAGAATTAAATTCATTATTTTTATCAATAAGTTGCTTTTTTACATCATTGAATTGATTAGTCAAAGTATCTAAAACTGATACTTTATTTTTCAATGCATTACATTCATCTTCCCATCTTTTGGCATCTTTACGAGCATTATTTATTTGCTCATTGTCAATTGTTTTAGTTTTTTGCAGTTCTGTGCGAGTATTACTTAATTTGCCTTCCAAATCGGAACGAGTAAAGTCCAACTTTGATTGTAGGTCGGACTTACTCATTTCCAATTCGGATTTAACTTTATTCAACTCTTCTTGGAGTTTTATTACTTCTTCAACTTTTGCTTTTGCTATATCATTTGATAATTTTGTCTGCGTTTTTAATTGTAGAATGGTACTTATATTTTCATGTAACATTCCAATCGCATTTTCAATATAAGAATTAACAAAAGCACTTGAATCCGACATAACCAATCTCCAGTTTACGAGTTAAAAAATTAGAAAGAACCTCCGTCTAGCATACCGAAGAATGGAACACCGAGTGTATCAGCCTGTAATACTTGACCTGATGTACCAGCAGCAGTTACGTTCAAAGGACCTGTTGTATTACCGTATAGTATACCGTTTACGGTGAATGTACCTACTCCTGTACCGCCATAAGGAACTGCTAGTGTTCCTGTATTAATGTAGGATGCATTAGCAGCATTTGTATTTGCAGCTGATCCTACTCCATCGGCATAAACATTAGCAGATACACCAACTGCCGCAGCATAAACGTTAGCAGCAACGCCAACTGCTGATGCATAAGAATTACCGGCCTCAATGTCTGTATTAGAAGCAATGAATAGTTCATTTAAACCGTCATTTGAAAAGGCCCATTTAGTAAATGATTCGTCCCAAACGAGATATGTATTGGTAGATGAACCACGGTTAACTTGAAAACCAGATTGCAACATATATGGTGCATCTGTGTTTGGTAACTCTGCATCCAAAATAAGAAGATTAGTGCCTACTTGAGCTGTTGTTGTATTAACATAAGTGGTTGTACCAGTTACATTAAGATTACCTGTAATAGCAATATCACTTGCAATCGTTTGTGTTTGTCCAGGTAAAGACAATTTTACAAATGTTGTATTTGCCCAAGTATTAGATGCGTTTGCATAACCATAAGCAGCATTTGCTACATCAAAGTTAGCATTGGCCAGTGTATATGCAGCATTGGTAACGTCAAAGTTAGCATTGGCAAGAGTGTATGCTGCATTGGTAACATCATAATTGGAATTTGCTAATCCATATGCCGCATTGGTAACATCAAAGTTAGCATTAGCAAGAGTGTATGCAGAATTAGTGGTATTAAATGTTACATTTAATAGGTCAAATATAAAAGATGTATCAGAAGAAGTATTTGCTTGTGCATAAGCAGCATTAACTAAATCGTAAATACTGTTCTGTTGATCAATGAAAAACTGACCGCCAATGGCTATAACGCCATCGCCAGCTGCATTACCTATAAATAGTTTTTCAGAATTATAGGAATACGCAAGTTCCGCTGGATTTAGTGATCCGTCTATTGGAACTACTGTTGATGAAGATCGTTTGATCTGGATGATTGTATTACTTGCTGTCATATCTTAAAATTCTCCTCCGTCTAAGATGGGCAATGCTTCGATTACAAATTTTCCACTTTGCTCATCATAAACGACTGTCTCGTTATTTGCTATATGGCTGGCATCAACGTCTTTAAGTTGAACAAGTTCTTGGACTCCGCCGCCACCTGCGCCATTAAATGTATTTATCAAAATTCGGTTTTTAGGTGTTGTTGTTACTACTATTTTGGCCATATAGTTGTACCTATTGTGTTATTGTTGGAGTAACAAACATAATACCTTCAATAAGTCTGGATCTTAATCCAGCAACAGTATCATTCACTTTAACATCAAAGAAATATGTTCCAGCCTCTATATTGGCCGTATTAGCAGCATCTAGTTCTACAAAAATCTCGCCTGTATTGGCATCAGGAATGGTACAAACCAAGTTGGCAGTTGCATTTATAGAAACTAAAGATTTTCTCATTTGACTGGTTACAATATAACCAGTTAGGTTTTGTGCTAAATTATTATCTTCACTATTTATCTGTATAGTAGTGCTAAAGTCTGCACCTTGGTCCATATAAAGTTCTACGTATTCGGACATTTTTTTTCCTTAAGTTACGTCTGGTAACCATGATCCATAAAGATAAGTACCATCACAGACAAAAGAAATAACATCATGAGCATTTGGACCTGGTGTTATTACAGGAGCAACACCTCCTGGCCATTTGAATATACCTGCGGTTGTAAAATCAAGAGTTCTATCTCCTGTTGAGTCTTGATAAACGTGTAGTATATATGTAGAAACTTTGAGATTTGTCGGAGCACCCATAATCCTGTTGTCGCCTAATGTGATAGTTGCAACTGTGCCTAATGATGTATCCCACGAAATTGTTGCTGCATCTGTTAATGTTTGGTTTTTAAAACTTGCAGATGTAAGATCAATTGTTCCTGTAAATGTTGGATTAGCAGAAGTAGCAGCATTATTTGCTTTTGTAAAAGCAGAATTAGCAACACCAAACACTGATCCAAATTGTGTTAATGTTGAGTAAGTAGCAGATGTATAGTTATTGGTAGAAGTACCAACCGATGAGGCATAAGCATTAGCACCGGCTGATACACCATTTGCTTTGGCAAATGCTGCGGTAGTATTGGTTGAAACACCATTAGCAAAACCAAAGGCAGCAGAACCATTAGTGGAAGTATAGGCATTATTAGCAACACCAAAGGCGGCATTGATAACACCAAAGGCACTATTTACTGCTGCATAAGTTAAATTAGAATGTCCGAAAGCAGCAGTTGTATTTGTTGCTACAGAAAGAACATCACCATTTGATGCGATAAAAGTTGTGTAAGCATTTAGTGTATTACTTGTAAATGCCCAAGCATTTGATACTTCAACCCATGTAATAGCAGCATTAGAATTTTTATTGCCTCTATTAACAATGATACCTGCGTTTAAGAATGGTGATGCAGAACTTGGTAAGTTTGTATCAAGGACAATAGTATTATTTCCTACAAGGAATGTATTTGTATTGGCATATGTGGTATTACCAGCAATGGTTAAGTTGCCTGTAATGAATACATCGCCTGAAATTGTTCCGCCCACTTTAGCATAATATGTGGCCGACGCATAGTTATTGGCACTAGTTCCAACTACGTTAGTATAGGCATTACCAGATGCTCCAACTACTACTGAATAGGCGTTTCCTGACGTTCCAACTACGTTGGAGTATGCATTACCAGAGGCACCAACTACGTTAGCATAAGCATTACCAGATGCTCCTACAACGTTTGAATAGGCATTACCAGAGGCACCAACTACTACGGAATAGGCATTAGCCGATGTTACGGATGTATTGGTATATGCTCTATCGGATGCTGTTACTGTATTTGTATAAGCATTTCCTGAAGCACCAACAACAACTATATAAGCATTGCCAGATGTTCCGACAAGGTTAGCATAAGCATTTATTGAAGATGAGGTAGTATTTACATATGCATAAGCAGCAGCAACGGTAGTATTAGCGCGGCCGTTGGCGGAATTTGCCATATAACCAGCATAGTTATTGGCAGCAACGGCGGTATTAGCGAGATTATTAGCAGTTGTGTTAGCAGAGTCAAACGCCGCATTGGTTGTATTATAGTTTGCTTGTGCTACTTGTAGAGAGTTTGCACTATTTCCTAATATAAGTGTTATAGCACCGTTTACGTTATTTGCTAAGGTAAATGCCGATTGTGCCTTTGAATCCACGGTCATTGTATAGGCATTAGCACTAGCACCAACCAAGTTAGCATATGTATTGGCATTAAGAACTACGGTATTTGCCCAGTTATTAGCATTAACACCAACCGTATTAGAATATGAATTGCTCCAGTTATTAGCATTAACACCAACAACATTGGCAAATGCATTACCTGATGTACCAACAACAACCGTATAAGAATTGCCTGATGTACCAACTACGTTGGCATAAGCATTACCAGAGGCACCAATTACTACGGAATAAGCATTGGCCGATGAACCTACAACATTTGTATATGCATTTGATGCTGTTACCGCAACATTGGTATAAGCATTTCCTGCTATTCCTACAAAATTTGAATAAGCATTGGCCGATGAACCTACAACATTTGTATATGCATTTGATGCTGTTACCGCAACATTGGTATAAGCATTGGATGATGAACCTACAACATTTGTATATGCATTTGCGGATGCTCCAACCACTACGGCATAAGCATTAGAGGATATACCTACAAGATTAGCATAGTTATTAGTAGAAATAAAACCAACATTGGCATTATTATATGCTGCGTTGGCAACAACATATGCAGAATTTAGCATACCCCATGCTGCATTGGTTGTATCATAATTGGAATTTGTTAGATCATAAACCGAATTTACACGAACAAATGCTGAATTGGTAAGGATATAGTTAGCATTTGTTGTATCATAATTAGCATTTGTTACGTTATAACAAGCATTTGTGGTATTGAAAGCAATGTTAGTAACGACATAACTAGAATTTGTCGTTGTATATGCAGAATTCAAAGTGGTGAAAGATGTATTTAGAGCTTGAAACTGTAAATTTTGCGTATTATCTAACTGGTTTGCATAAATGATCACCTGGTTAGTTTTAGTAACCCAGGTTTGGAATGTATCAGTGAGGTTAACGTTTGCAATTCCCATTTACTTTACCAGTCCTTTTAACAAATCTTTTATTTCTTGTAAATCATTTTTAAGTGATGATACATCATCTTTTAATGTATCGAGTTCTTTTTCTCTTTGTCTTCTAGCCTTATATGCTTCTAGAGATTTATTATCCTTATTTATAAGAAATCCCTCAGGGGTTCTATAAACACCAGGTAAATCTGTTTTTGCGTCCGTCATCTAATACCTACTTTGGCAGTTAGTAGATCCATAATGGCCTTTCGTTCATCAAAATGTTCTAGGTCTTCCGGTCTATCGGTACAACCATGAAACTCAATAACAAATTGTAAGGCCTGAATCCACTTTTCTGAGATATCTGGACTATAACCCATAAGTCTCATCATTCTTTTACCTGTCTTGGCCACAAAATATGGAGGAAAGACAACACAACCTAATGCCACATGATGATCAGCAATCAATACGTTTGAGTCAAATCCAAAACAAACAATAGGTTTTCTTGATACCACACAATTATCATAAATCTTTATGGAGTCATATATGTCAGCATTACCAAATATTTTTCCGTGATTTAGAACCTCTGCATTGTTTCTAACCATAGCATTACCGTAAACTTCCGCATTATCATATACCAAGGCATTATTTACAACTCTTGCATTTTCATAGACTTTTGCATGTCCACATACCCTGGCATTATCATATATCTGTGCCGTATCATATACTTCAGCATCACCATAAACTCTTGCGGATCCATAAACTCTAGCACTACCATATACTTTTGCAAAATCGTTTATGACGGCCTTTTCAGTAACTCTTGCATTACCAAAAACCACTGCATGAGGTCCAACATAACATTCTGAATCAACATGTGCCGTTTCTGCTACCCATCCTCCACCATTTACATGTTGGTGAGCAGGAACTTTACCACGACCATCTTTAAAATCCACATTTATGATGTGGGTCATCATTTCACTCATATCAAAAGTAAATTCCATTATAACCTCTTATTTTTGCAAAGCAATTGCTCTTAGATCACCTACTCTTGGAACAACGGCAGAGTTTACACCATCATTTAGGAGACCTACCTTGATGGAGAAATATTTGTATGTGCTATAGGTTACACCAGCATCAGTCGTGTAGGTGATAACATTAGCAGCACCAGCATAATCACCATTGAGTGCCACGGTACGCCCGGTGTATAGGACTTGAGTATTGCCTACTACGACACCAGTTGTATCTACAACATTGGCAGTTTCGCCAGCATCAAATCCTGTATCAGACATAACGTAGATTGTACCACCCTCAATTCTCTCTACCATTGCGGAGAACCCTGATGTTAGACCGTTTAGTGTGAATCCAACGTTGATACCAGTTGAGAATCCTAATGTGTTTGCGATTGTTATTCTATCAACAGAACTTGTAGGAACAAGATATGTATATTCCTTAAAGTTACTTCTATCATCAAGTGATGAGTAGGTTTGATCACCATTACCATCCTTATACAATTCAACCCAATGTTGCTGTGCGAATGATGTACCATCCTGAGCGTTTAGAATTTTAATCCAAACTTTAACATCAGTTCCTGGTGGGCGATATGCCGATAGAATAACTTGCATATCTTCAGCATCCTGGCCTTCAGCAAGGGTTACTGTCTTTGAAATATACTTATTGATCAAAGCACCATGAGTTGGTAATGTTTCATCCGTTGTGTCATTGTTGATAATGTTATCAAGTATGATTGTTTGTGTTTTTGTTAGATCAAGCAATGGTGAAACTGCATTTGATGAAGTTTTCATATTGACTGAAATAATCTGTGAGTTAGCACCAGCAAGTTGGTTAATTTCATTTGTTCTAGAAAGAACTGCTCTTTCTGTATTAAAATATTGTGTAGTTGATGGATCAATCTTTGTGACTAATTGATTAGAACCAGTTGTACCAACAGAAGTCATTTCATAAGTCATATCTGTCAATTGGAAGTTCAATGCAGATGGTTCAAAATGGAATGCGGAATATCTCCAGTTTGAGATTGCATAGATGTTATACAAATAACCATACTGGCTCCAATCAGTTGAGCAGATAATAGCATCACCAACAACGAATCCACCACCTGAACCAGTAAGTTGGACAAGTGAAGTATCACTGCCGTTGATATAGTAATCAAGTGTTCCTTGGCCATTTGTAATACCACTGTTTGTTGCTTGGCCTTTAAACGTACCATTGGATGAGTAAATACGTATAACTTCGCCAACATAATAACCCGTATTACCGGCAGCAATGACTCCTGCGATACCAGTAGAAACGTTTACTGCGGCACTATTAACAAATGAACGATCACCAACAACAAAGTCAGTCACGGCAACAGAAGCACCACTATTCAATGCTGGTAATGAAATATGGTCACCAGAGATGAATATATCACCACGATTATTAGAGAAATCAATTCCAACATTTCTAACAAAAAGTTTTTCAATTGGTCTATTACCAATTGTAGCAGATGCTTGGTTTTTGTTAAACTCTGCACGATAGAAATTACAGGTTAAGTCTAGGCCTTCGATGATATCCCAGTTTGTATTATTGTTTGTTTGATAGAATGTGCCAGTACCACGACGATCATTTAGTGTACCAAGTCCGTTAATATCCAATTCACCGAGTCTAGAACACCAAACATAAAGGTCTGGATTAGCATTGATTGGATGAATAACAAACGCATATTGTGTATTGTTATACAAGAAGATTGGAATATCAAACTTAACATTACATGGATTATCTCTGCCGTTTGTTGAAATTGGAACACTAGCAGGATTATTAAAGAACACTTCAGAATATGGAACTGTATTACGTGTAATCTGCTGTCCAGAATCCATTTCACGAATTTCACACCAAAAACCTTCACGGCCGATACGTGATACAAATAGATCAACTGAGGTGAGGAAGATACCTTCTTCACCATTTGGTGCAGATGCCAAGAATGAGTATGCGGTACAAGAGTGTGAAGCTGGCGCAGGTGGAGGGGGCGCCGCTATATACTCAAATCCAGCAGAGTTATAATTCTGGGAAACTGCTTCTGCATGATAAGAAACTGTTTTTGTGGATAGAATAGAACGCTGTTTGGTTACTGCTTGACCAGATGCCGTAAATACTGCGGCACCACCGGTTGAAACATCAACAGGAATATCAGCGGTACTAGTAGCACTGCTTAGATCAATATAGTTTCTGCTATCAATAACTAAACATTGGCGCTGTCCAACTCTAAATTGTCCGGTTGTGATTTGCATTTGGAAAGTAACAATACCATTAGCATCAGTAATCAAACTATCACCATAGTTGGCCCAAGGACCAAGTGTAGATGGTAGTGCAACGATACCTGCCGCAGGATTTGTTGAAGTTCCTAATGATATATTATTAAGAGTATTTGCAGCAAGTCCATATTGACCGTTGTTAATAATCCATGAGAACTGGTTGGCGGTCAAAGGCCTCGCGCTATTTGCCATCGCAACACTATCAAAGTATGGCCACATTCGTGTAAAAGGTTTCATACCGGTGCATTGAACTGCAATAGTTTGAGGACGGATGTATGCATAATTCTGAACATCAATAACTTTGTAATCGGTTTGAACCGTGTCAGTGCTGTCAGCTTCCCAATATTGAGTACCTGTTCTTACAGTGTTGTAGACTGTTTCAATTGTAACACCGGCGCCGCCTACAGGATTAATTGAGTTGGCATAGTTTCTGGCAGCATCGTATGTTGAAAATGTTGTAGAATATGGATTACCATCTGATCCAACACTACCTGTATAAACTTTATATCCTACAACATGTGTATTCCAGGCATTCCAGTTTGTGGTATTGAGAACGTCAACAACACCACCTGTAGTATTTTGATTAAAATAACCATTTGCTTGATAGATGCCATAATTGGTATTACCGCTGTTTAAATCATAGTGTGCTGTTGTGCCATAAGCAACTTTTGCTTCATTGGCAGTGCCTTGAGAACCGTAGGTTACAATATAAATTGATTGTTTAGTTAATTGTTCATCAGGTAGAATGGTTGTATCCACCCAAATATCTTGGGATGGGAACAAATTAACTGTACCAAGAAACAACCAAGATTGGCGCTCCACATTTATGTCCATAGTAACATATTGTTGCGCATGATGAAGAACTTCAGTATAAGCAACCGTGATAACTGGGTTATTATATTTAACGTTTGTACCACTTAGATAGTTATAGACAATAGATTCCATTTTATAAACTGGACGAATTGTCTTTTCTGTTGTATCAAATACAATTCTAAATTCTGGATCATAATCAGCCGCATTTGAGTTATCGCGGAAAGAATCGGTAAAGATACCGTTTTTATAACGATCTAATCCAGCATCATTCTGAATTACAGTGCCAGTGGCCGCTTTTTCCAATAGAGACAAAGATGTATAGTATTCTAGATTAACAATACGTTGCTTGAGAGAACCAATATCCCTCATTGTATAGCGATATACTGCTAAAGACTTTGGAGTAGAAGCAAGTTCTGATCTATTAAGTTTTGTAGCATATGCAGGTGACAATGATGGGTATGGAGAAATAGTCAATTGTGAAAGAGCCATAACTCCAGGAGGAACAACTGGACTCTGTGGATTAGTTGTAGGTTGTCCTTTAATAACCTGAAATCTGTTATCTTTATCTACTACAACAATGTCAATCCTTCCAAGATAATAATAGTAATCATATTCAACTACTGAAGAAGGTACAGGAAATTTCATACCTGCTGCTGGATAAATCAAAGTTGATGTTGGTGATGGATTAACAGATGCCGAACCTGGTGTTGTTGTGTCAGTTGCGGTTCTATCTTTAACAACACGGAAATCCAACTGGTTTCTCAAATCATATGATTGACCTGTAATTGATGATTTGAATACAGGAATGTTTTCAGTTCTAATGTTGTTTGCAGGATTAAACAGAGTATCATCATCCTGAATTGGATAGGAGTCAATAGAGAAGAAACCACCACGGTTAGTAAAGTCAGGATAGAAATAATCCAACTCAACAAGTAACATATCTGTTGAAGCCAACAGAACTTTTGGTTTAATTGTAGCATGGTCATAATGTGTATCTCTCTGACCATTATCAAATACAAATGATGTTGTTACGTCTAAACCGGCAGTATTAGATGAAGGATATGAACCTGTACCTTTTCTAATAGACTTAATTTTGTAAACATCAGAGAAACCAAGGTCATAAGGACCATTGATACCTGCTGTTGAACAATCAATCATAACATAACGACCAGCATTAAGTGTCTTTTTTATTTCAAGTGCAGTTGTTCTTGCCACTGGATATGTTACGGTAGCATAGAAGATGCTTGGGAATGTTTCTTGTAGATTGAACTGTAATGATGTTGATGTTGTTGCAATTGTTCTTTGTGATCCGGCTGCTGCACCAATACCAAATAAATTAATTTGGTCACCTGCTTCGTAAATCTTGGTGAGAGTATTACCATTGTTTGATGATGGTAAATCCTGATCAACTACAAGTTGTGTATCACTTACAATTGATTTTACCTGATAAACAAATGTATTACCGGATAACTTGATTTTGTCACCAACATTTAGGCTAGTAAAGTGTGTACCTGTACCATTAAGGATAACGTTTGATGATGATGTTGATGTAACACCACCTAGTCCAACAGCCATGCTTGTTGCGCCGCCAGAAGTTTTATTAAATGTTACATAAATTCCGTTTGTGGAAATTCCCTGAAGAGTTGTTGTACCATAAGGAAACTGTTCAATACCAGGAGAAATACTTAATGTGAATACACCATTTGTTGAAACCTGAACTGCGGATGAAATACCTTGAGTATCGTTGAATTCAAATGTGGTGTGTGAAGAAAGTATGTCATTTGAGTCACGAACTGTGCTAGTATAATTAGAACCTGTAAAATACAATAATGTTGATTGTGGAACATTCTGTAGAACTGCATTACCATTGAGGTCTAAAACGCTATCAGCACCTATTGCGGAATTATATCCACCAACTGCGGCCGCATAGAGGCTTTTTACCTGACCAAATGTATATGAACCTGTCATCTTAATATCAGCAAGATAAACATTATACTTGGCATCATAACCTGGTGTACCAGAAATATATTGAACTGATAGAATAATAGCATTACCAATTAGAGTGCCGGTTTGGGCCGCAGTAGACCAACCTTTTCCGGTTATTCTTTTTTGTGCAGTATCATAAAGGCCTATTGTATTACCTTTATTAAGTTGCCAACCACCAACAAATTCATTAACAGTAACATATTGACCCATATTAATTGCTGTCAATTGAGATGTAACGTTTGCTGTTGTTAGACCTTTTTCAGTAGCAAGGTCCATAGTTGACGGCATGCCAACTTGATAACCAGATACGTATGCAGAACCCGGTGATACACCTACATAAAGTAGTTTATTATTTCCGTTTGGATAGCGTCCATAGTTTGAACCGGTATCATCATGTTCTTTAAGTTGGACATCTAATCCATTAACGACATAATCACCGGAGTTGTCAAATGTGCGTCGGGCCATAGCATCATTAATATATGAATATTGCGTGTTAGCATTATATGATTTAACAATACCGTTTTCAATTGTAAATAGTGATACGAAATCTTGAACACTAGGTGTTGCATCAATTGGAACAACATCAAGTGTTGGATTCAATGCCAAACGGTCTGCACCTGGAGCAGAATAGTTTGATGCTTCTTGTGCAGGATCCAATAGTGTAGAATCCTGTGATGCCGTTACAATATCTTCTGTGATATAGAAACCAACTCTTGCTGTTGGGTTTGCATTATAACGATCAATAATAACTGCCTGATCTGGGAATGCCACGAAATGGTTTTTAGCAAAAAGAACACCAGATGAAATGCTGAATCGAGAACCTTTACCAGTTGCATTTGCTGTATTAGCAACTACAAGAGTTCTGATTGTTCCGTTAACATTAGCAGTTAATGTCTCGCCGGCCTGAAATGATTTTAATGATACGTTGGCACTAGATCCTGAGGTATAAGCAACATAAAGGGTTTTAGTGTTCTGGGATGATTGAACACCGTCTAGAACTTGAATAACTTTAGCATAAATATTTGATGTTGATCCAACAACCTCTAGACGGGTGTTACCATTTGATTTACCTTGGTTGATATATGTGTTCCATTGATCCATAATAACAGTATTGTTAGATGCATCAAGATCATTGACTTTAACATACGAAATTCCGCGGCCTGCTGGACGTCCTTCGTTCGTTTCGAGAGTAAATTGACCTGGTAAAACAATTGTACCATCTTTAAAAATATTTTTACCAAAACGAGCAATCTGCTCTTGTAAAGCAGTCTGCATCTGGGTAAGTTCGCGTGCCTGAACAGAATAACCTGGTTTAAAGAGGATTCGATAATAACCTGCTGAAGGATCATAATCGTCATAATATGGTGTGACATTAAAATTTGTGGTTAATGATGTGCTATTGGAAGTGTTGGCATCCATTTTATATTCTTTCCTCTTAGAAACTTAGAACTATTTTAAAATTTTCGTTTTGATCAACTGCTCTTTCGATAGCAGTAATGTTGTCCTTATATAGGATATGTCCGGAATAAAACTTTAAATCAGGATCTTTAACGGAACTTATGTATCTAGTTGCTGAACTTGTGTATCCTATGATAGGCTGAGATACAGGTGTTCCTTGAACATTATTCAATTTTAAAACAGAATTGGCCGAATCCCATCCTACAACCAATGCCGTAAATGATGCATTTGATAAGCTCGATCCTTGATAAACAATTTCATCCAATAAATAATTGGTTGTTGAACTGGATTCACTTAATGTGATATTTGTTACTTGTGAAAATGCTAGATTGATCATAGCATTTGATGTTCCATATACTAAAGGATCTTTTAATAATGAAACTTGTCTATAATTACTTTGTATTGAGATAATACCATCTTCATCACCATTCAAAGATGCATTGATCATAACATATGAACCACCCAATTCATATAATGCATCGGACCCATGACCTCCAGGAGGACTAATAATTGCTCTGGCATTGGCATATCTGCCTACGGTTGAACTGATAATAACGTTGGCATAGGTATATCCAGCACCAAAGTTATCAACAACAATACTTTGAACTGTATCGGTTTGTGTATTAACTACCGCATAAGCATTAGCAAAACGGCCGTCGCCTGTTATGGAGACAGAAATAACGTTTTGATATAAGTATCCTGATCCAAAATTGGTGAGCAAAATACTATTAATAGCACCAGGAACCGCGTCTTGTTGAACTTGCCATTGCAAAGAGTTATCGTCAGATTTCAATGTTTTAACAGGTATAAAACTATCAGTTGTAAATTTTTGTTGTTCATCGACACTCAAGGTATACATATATTTCCAATAATACTTATCGGCAGTTTGAAATATAATAGTAGGATTTGTTGAGGTTGGTTTAGATGTGGATGGATACCCATAATTATTAGCAATGCATTTATAAACATTAAAAGCATCTGTAACCACATAATATGCTGTATTGGCACCTTTTGTTAATGAATCTTGTGTGTGATCATAAGCAATATATGTTGTGTTGGAAGTCCAATTTATTCTAGGTATGACATGACGTAAATCATTGCCGGTAATCAGTTTACCACCAATCATATATTTCCATGTTTCATAGTAAGACTCTACAGAAGTGTTGGCTTGATCTGGACTAAGTTCATTTGTCCATGGACTCTGATATCCAAATGTTAAATAGACATTTGAGCTGTTGAAAGATTTGATAAACTGGTCGGATGAATGAACCTCAAGGTCTTTTGAATATGTCGATGCCATGATCTCTCTCTTTGAGTACCTTCTATTTATATGCCAAATTTATGTAATTGTAATTTTTGTATTTACGACTTGCACAGGATTTAATAACGTCTGATTATTATCTTCAAACAAGTATTCACCATATACTTTAAGGCCAGCAGGGTGTATAAGATCGCTAAGTGCTTTTCTATACTTGTTTAAAGATTCATCAATTCTTATCACATAAGAATAGTTTTGATAAAAATCTCTATCTTGAATTACATATGGCGAACTTGGTTGTCCTGCTTGATCTATATAACGACCAGGATAACTGTAAATACCTGTAATAATATTAGCATATGCCTGGGCCGTACCATCACCTTGAGTTGATAAGTCTATGATTGGTGGGTTTTTATATCCTAATCCACCAGAAACTATTTTTAAGGTTTCAATGGAACCGATGACGTTTGATTTGGCAGTAACAATAGCATCATCACCTATGGTTGCAGAAACGACTATATTAGCACCATTTCCTGTTAAAGTTTGAATATTGGCGGTTGGTAATAAATCTGCACGATATCCATAACCACCTGGTATTTTTCCAGGCTCAGCAAAGAAATTAACTTGTGTAATAGTTCCGTTAGCATCAACAACTGATACTTGTGCGTTGGCTCCTACACCATATGTTCCATATGGATTATCAAATGTTATCTGATCACCTACCTGGTAATTCATACCACCATCGATGATATCCATTCTTCCAAGAATACCCATAGAACGGATGGTGGTGTTTGAAATAACCGAAACATTTGGTAGTTCAATGTACCCGCTACCAGGATTAGTAATAGCACAAGAGATAATTGGCCCGCAAGGCCCATATGTCCAATAAATCATAGAGTTTGCTAATAAAGTATTTACATTAGGTTTTTTATTAACAACAAAAGAAACGTTTGAAAGTCCACCAGGAAGTCCTGGTTGAATCGTTAATTCCCAATAATACTTATTACTTGCTGTAATGGTTTGGTAAGTATTCTGCACAAAAAGAACGTCACCAGTTTCAAAATAAACATTTGAATTGGCCAAATTTTGACTTAATGTTATATCATTGATGGTTCCACCAGGTTCCGTGCTAATATCCAAATTGGATGTATTAGACCATTGAGTTGCTAAATTAGAATATGCCTGTGTTTCTACAATATCACCAACAGCATTTATAATGGGTAAATCTGCAACTTGATCAATTGTAGAACCAACAATATCATAATAAATTGGATGATATGTGAAATCATCTAGTACCGAATAAACCCTTCCAGATGCATTGGATCCTCCACCACCTGTAAAAAGCAACAAGTCATCAATTTTATATCCTGCTCCTGGAAATACAACGTTAGTTGATTTAATTTTTCCTTCAAGTTTACCTTTAGCAACTTTATCAATAATAATTTGGCCACCAAAACCAAATTGGAGGGTACCATTTGAGACTACATATCCATCACCATCAATAGGTATAATAGGAACGGAAGAACCCTCAACATATCCTGAACCAGGAGATGTAACAGTTGTCTTAATAATTACACCTGAGTAAACGTTTGCCGACAATCTTTTTGAAACGCCTTGATCCTCAATTGTTGTATAAACTGATTCACCATCATAGAAATCTTTAACAACTTCAGAAACTATTAGTTCGGTTACAAGAAAACCATTTTGATAATAGGGACTGACGCTTTCTATAGTGGCTGTAGAATTGGATGTTACACCTCTAATGGAAGTATTAACAAACCTAGAAAACGCTATACTATTGGCAACATTATCAACTAAAACGTTTTGAATATTAATAGACTTTTGGACAAACCAGGTTCCATCAGAAGGCTTTAATATGTTATTTCTTGGATAATAAACCTTGGCATCTTTGTTAAAAAGTATTCTGGCCAAAAATCTAATAGACTTCTCTGTTCCTCTTGATCGATAAAAGTCTTTAGAATGTTTAAGAATTATAATTGGATCTATTAAAGAATTGGATGGAATAAATTTAATGAAGTTTTTATAAAATTCTTCATTTAGAATGTGGTATTCTTCGTTT